CTGTCAGTGAAACATGGGTGGACGATAGCAGCGCATCATCGTCATGGGTTGACGATACGGACGCAAGCGGAACGTGGACGAATGACTAAATAGCTGATATATTGCAGCTAACAAAGGATTGAAACATGGCAATTAGCATTACCAAACCAACAGTTGGCGGGTCAGAGGATACTTGGGGTACGCAGATCAACACAGCGTTGGATACGATGGTTACAGCCATCAACGACAATACGACAAACATTGCAACTAATACGGCGGATATAACTAGCAATGTCTTCCCCGCTGGCGGCATTATCATGTGGTCTGGCACGATTGCGACGATACCTACGGGTTGGGCGCTTTGTGATGGGAACAACGGGACACCAGACCTAACTGGCCGCTTTGTCGTTCACGCAGATGGATCGACTTATTCACCAAATGACACAGGCGGTGCAGACACTGTTACGCTTTCCGAAGCTGAGATGCCAGCGCATACTCACAGCGTCAGCGGCACGACTAACACAACTGGTGCGCACAGCCACACAGTTACAACACTGGGCGGCCCCAGCAGTTACATGGACTTTTCGGTCGCAAGCTACATTCTTGGCAACACAACCCGCACTACGTCTGTTGCTGGCGATCACAGCCACACAGTCAGCGGCACTGCCGCGTCCACTGGTTCTGGCTCTGCCCACGAAAACCGCCCGCCATACTACGCTCTTGCATACATCATGAAGACATAAAAGCATGACATTAGTACCGCTCGACATCCCCGCAGGCTTTTATCGCAACGGCACTGACCTCGAGCAAGCGGGTCGATGGCGTGATGGGTCGTTAGTGCGCTGGCGCGACAACTCTTTGCGACCTATTGGCGGATGGCGTGAGCGTAAGGCGTCTTTTGCAACCAACCCAGTGCGCGGGATGCACACTTGGGAAGCTATTAACGGAAACGCGTGGCTAGCGGGTGGATCGCATGACGAGCTAAAGGTAATGACTGGCTCTGGCAACCTTACAGATATCACGCCAGCCGACTTGGCGGCGGGTCGAGAGGATGCTGCGGCGAATACGGGCTTCGGTGGCGGCGCATACGGCGTGGGCTACTACGGCCAGCCGATACAGGCGAACGACGACAGCGTTTTGCTCGAGGCCACGACATGGTCGTTAGACAACTGGGGCGAGTATCTCGTCGGCTGTCACTACGACGATGGGCGCCTTCTCGAGTGGCAGTTAAATACGGCGAGCAACGCCGCGCCGATATCTAACGCGCCGATCGATAACCTTGGCCTCGTCGTGACCGAGGAGCGCTTTATCTTTGCACTCGGTGCAGGCGGGAATAGCCGTAAAGTGCAGTGGTGCGACTTCGAGAACAACACGACGTGGACGCCATCTACAACGAACCAAGCTGGATCGCAGGAGTTACAGACGAATGGCCAGATTATGCAGGGCATTCGGACACGCGGCCAGACGCTGATCATTACTGACACAGACGCGTTTTCTGCACGCTACTCAGGTCCACCCTACATTTACTCGTTTAGTCGAGTTGGCACTTCTTGCGGTGGGATATCACGCAAGGCGGCTGCCGACGTTGACATCGGCGTATTCTGGATGGGTCAGCGCGGCTTCTTCCGCTTCGACGGAAACTCTGTCTCAGAGCTGCCGTGCGACGTTCATGATTACGTGTTTGGCGACTTTAACGTGGCGCAGCAATCCAAAGTGTGGGCGTTTGCCAACGGCCAGTTTAGCGAGATTTGGTGGTTCTACTGTTCCGCCGACAGCACTGAGATCAATCGCTACGTCGCCCTCGATTACAAGGAGGGACACTGGTTAATCGGCGACTTGTCACGCACGTCTGGCGTCCAGCGCGGGGTCTTCCGTTATCCGTTCATGGCGGGTCACAACGCAGACAGCGATATTTACGATCACGAAGTCGGCTTTAACTTTGAAAGCTCTACTGTCTTCGCGGAAACTGGGCCGATTAGCGTTGGCGCAGGTGATCAGATTGCCAAAGTCACGAAACTTATCCCTGACGAGAAGACACAAGGTGACGTGGACGTCACGTTTAAGACGCGTTTCTATCCTAATGAGACGGAAGTGACCCACGGTCCATTCACGCCTACCAATCCAACGTCTGTACGCTTCTCTGGAAGGCAGTTTAGAATGCGTGTTGAGGGTCAGCAGCCTACTGACTGGCGCGTCGGGACGATGCGCGTTGACACCGTTTCTGGAGGCAGACGTTAATGCCAAGTCCCATATTACCTCCCATCGGCCCCGATTTGGGGCAGTGGGGGCGCCAACTAACGCAGTATCTTCAAAGCAACTTGGCGAAACTCGGTTTTAAGACTGACATCGACAACCCGTCCGAGGACGGCGTTATTTTATGGGATCGCGAGAACAAGTATCCCGTGGTGTCTAAGGATGGCGCGTTCGTTCAAGTCGTCTTGGAGGATGGACACGCTTCTTTTTATCGTACCACAGATGTTACCGCCGCCGCAATAAATACGGCGTACGCAATCACGTACGACGCGCCAAGCGGAAACGTCGGCATTGTTCGCGACGACACAGACAACAGTAAAATCGTATTTAACGAGGCTGGCGAATATCTTGTCATGTTTTCAGCGCAGATATCGTCTACATCATCAAGCACAGTGAAGTTTTACTTTTGGCCAAGGTTGAACGGCGTCGACGCGCCAAACAACACAATGATTAACTCATTGCATCAGAACAATGCCACGTTTGTTGTATCGCGATCCGCGAAGTTTGACGTTTCTGCGGGCGACGAGCTGCAAGTTATGTGGGCAGTGGATAGCACGTCTGGCTTTCTTGACGCACAGGCGGCTACGGCGTTTAGCCCCGCTGCCCCAGCAACAACGCTGCACATTACACGTATGCATGGATAGGGTTCACGTTTGACGGATAATGTTGTACAGTACAAAAAACGGTCACTGGTTCGGATTGAGCCAATAACTAAAGACGTTGACGAAGCGCTAAGCAAATCGTTGCCACTTCTGAGAACGTCGATAGAGGCTTACGGTAGAAACGTAGACCCCGAAGAGGTGATCGAGGACATTCTGGACCAAAGCTCTTTGCTCTGGCATGTCTACTTAGAGGACACGTTGATTGCGGCATTCACAACTGTCGTCAAACATCACCCTCGCAGAAGCACTCTATTCATAGAGTTCATGGGTGGAGTTGATATGAAAGTTTGGATGAAGGCGGCTGTCACCATGTTTAAGGACATCTGCAAAATCGGAAACCTAAGTGGCGTTGAGTTCGACGGGCGTGCGGGCTTTAGTCGCTTTGCAAAAGATTGCGGATTTACGGAAACATCCCGCAGATTTGAGATGGAGATGACCAGTGGGAACTAAAGGCGAAACACAAACTAACACAATGGACCCGCGCGTCGCACGTCAAACAGATCAGATGACGACTTTTGCGAACCAACTTGCTGGAAGCGCATTTGACCCTTACACAGGCAAACGCGTCGCGGATATGTCTGACCTAGAGCGACAAACCCTTGGTAGATACAGCGCACTCACACTGCCCAGCGAGTTCCAAGAGGTCAGCGACATATATCGCGGCATGGCTACACGCACTCCGCAGGAGCGTCAGGCCGACATCGACGCGTATACACAACAGTATACATCCAACGTAATTGACCCCACGATGGCGGCTCTAAATCGCCAACGCGCTCAGCAAAAAATTGGCGAAGAGGCAGATATAATAGGCGCAAATGCGTTTGGTTCTGGTCGTCGTGACGTATATGAAGGTGCTCGCCAAGGTGAGTTTGAGGCCGCAATGGGCCAGACCCTCGGCGGCCTGCAGGCGCAGGGCTACCAACAGGCTGTGAATAGAGCGAACTTAGAAGATCAAATGAGAATGAGCGCAGCTCAGGCCCTCGGAGGACAAGCTGGATCGGCTCTGCAGGCTCAATTGGGCCTACTTGGAAGCCAGATGCAGGCAGGCGCATTGCCACGCAGCTTGGAACAACAGGACCTCGATGCGGCTTATCAAGAGTATTTGCGCGAATACGAAGACCCGTTCAGGAAGTTTAGCGTCCTACAGGGTGCGCAGAGCGTTATGCCGCAGGGTTACGGAACGACGACTACGACGACACGCGACCCGATGGGGCAGTTCGGTAGCTTGATGCAGGGCGCTGGCTCACTGTTCAAGGGGTATGCCGCTCTTACCAATCCGCTAGCTGCAGTCGGCACTTTATAAGGAAATAGTTATGGTACTACCTTTCGACCCATCTACATTCCTACCCGCAGACGCGAGCGAAGAAGAGCAGGATATCTACAAAGATACAGACAACTTCGTTGGCGCGACGGCAACGCAATCTGTTGGCGATCCACTCGCAGATCGAGGCATCACAGCAGCCCTGCAGACAGGGAACTTGACACCTCCAATTTCTGTCACACGTCCGCAGCCTGCAGCCGCGCAACCGACAGACCCATTGTCAGGTTTAAGCAAGATGCAGCGCCGCATCCTTGCCGCATCCGCAATTCAAGACGCTGGTGCAGCTTTGCAAGGCCGCGAGGGAACTTCATTCGCCACCACATTAAAAGCGTTCAACGACCAAGCCGACATGCAGCGTAAGGCGCGTGCAGCTCAGGCGCAGCTCGAAATGCAGCGTCAGATTGCAGGCCAATTTGGCACCATGCCGACTGGCGAGGGTCGCATCGCAGAGCTTCAGGCGCGCAGGCAGCAACTCCTGCAGCAAGCTGCGATGAACCCAAGCATGGCAGACATGTTCCGTCTGCAGATTGCCGAGATAAACCGAGAGATCGAGCAGGCTCAGCAGCAAAAAGCGCAGGGCATTCAAGAGGCTCAAGGCGCAAGCACCGTGCTTAACACGGTCAGCGACCTAGCTGCGGCGATTAGGGCAAACCCAAACATCACTGGTCCAGTAGGGATGATATTTGGCACACTTCCATTCACCGAGGCAGGCGAGGCACGCCTGACCATGGAAACGCTAAAGGCGAACCTAGCGTTCGACACACTTCGCGGCATTAAAGCTGGCGGCGCAACTCTTGGCGCGGTTAGCGCCCCAGAGCTTGCATTGCTTGAAGCGAAAGTTGCGAACCTGAATTTAAACAGAAGCCCAGAGGCCGTGTTGAAATCGCTTGAAGAGATTGATCGCTACTATAAGCAGATCGTCATCAACGCGTATAACAAATACGGCGCAGACACTGAGCAACTTGACGCAATGTTTGGCGGTCGTCCAGCTTACGTTACAGGCGCAGAGCCGCAAGACCTGCAGCAATATACATTCGAGAACGCGCCGATCGGCGAGCTTGTTTACGATGCGGAAAACGGTAAAGTCTTCAAATACAACGGCGGCGGTCGCAACACTATGGAAGCGTGGACAGAGGTGACATTCTAATGGCTGGACCATCTTGGGTAACAAACGAAGGCAGCGAGGCAGCTAAGCCAGCAGGTCCGAGCTGGGTAACGCAGCCTAAAGTGCCAGCAGCTCCCGAAGGCAAAGAGGTCGTCACAGACTTTGGCGACGGCAGCTACATCCTGAAGGGTGAAGGCGGCGGACTTACATTCGTTGATCAAGTTGGCGGGTACACGACATCCAACATTAAAACGATCACAGAGATCGCCGAGAGCAAGGGCGGACGCCAACGCGCTGGCGACATCTATCGCGGAGAAGCTGCGCAGGAAATCGCAGGCGAGTTAGGCACGCGCGGAGCGTCAATGGCGAAAGGTGTCCCGTTCGTTCGCGGATACGTCGATCCCGCCTTCGGCTTCGCTCGTGCAGTTGGCCAAGGAATGTCGCCGAGTACGGCGATGGATACGATCCGCGAGGCAGTCGCTCGCCGCGAGCAGGAGGCCCCGAATACAGTGGCGGCGTCACGCCTAGGCACGGGTGTCGCTACAACAATCGCCACAGCGCCCTCTATGACCGCCAAAACGGTTTTAGGACGCGCAGGTCAGGCTGCAGGCTATGGCGGCATAGTAGGCGCCACAGAGGGCCTCGTAGGCGGCTTTGGCGAGGGCTTATTCTCTCGCGATGGCGACTTCGACAAGGCAATGGAAACAGCCACGCGCCAAGCGGGCATCGGTGGCGTTGCGGGCACAGTATTCGGAGCGGCGGGTCAGCCAGCCGCTGAAGGCTTAGGCGCATTGTATGGCAGCTACCTGCGTGAGCCAGTGCGCGAGGTGGTTGAGAAAATCGGATTTAAGAAAGACGCCGCGAATGCCGTCGAGGAGTTCTTGGCAATGGATGCGGCGCAGGCCGTGGAGAGCGCGGAGCAAGTCGGCCCGTATGGGTCGATCTCAACGCTGGGACCGAACACAGAGGCACTGCTAGACGCCGTCGCGAACACGCCAAGCGAAGGCGCGCGGATCGCGAAGCAGAACCTAGACGAGACAGCTCTGGCAGCGTCGCGCGACTTAACAACGCGCCTCGATGACGTGCTGGGCAAACCAACGCCAGTGGGCGAGGGCATCATCTCGCAAAAATCTGACATCATGATTTCGACAGCCGCTGAGCGTCGTCAGGCATACGGCGATGCCTACGACTTTAAGATTGACGCAGACAGCGAAGGCGGAGCGGCGGTGTTGGCGTCGTTTGGTAAAGTTGATCCGTCTGACCTTAGTGGCGCAAGAACATTACTACGCGAGGCGGGTGAAAACCCTGACCTATTAACTGGCCGCCGTATTAGCGCGGACGAGGTTGCAGACGCGCTTGCAGACGCACCAGAGGGTTCAGTTATCGTATCAAACGCAGACGGCTCATACACAGTGCAGGCGAAGCCAACGGTCGCGACGATCGACTACGTGACGCGTCAGTTGTACGACGCAGGCATGGCGTTGAAGGCAAACAACCAGCCAACTGCAGCAATGTCCAAGATGAACTTGGCTCGTGAGCTGCGTGCAGCTCTGGATGACGTCAACCCAGACTACGCAAAAGCACGCGCGGCGGGCAAAGACGCAATCGACCAGAAGCTCGCAGCGGACTTGGGCAACGACATCCTAAGTCCACGCATTACGCGTGAGGACGTCGCACTGGCGATGAAGAGTGTCGACGAGGTTGGAGTAAAGCAGCTTAAACTTGCACTGCGCAATCGTCTCGATGAGCTGATGGCCAACGCAAAGGTCAATCCACGCGCCCGCAATGAAGCGGAGGTCGTCGAGGCCCTTGCGGCGCTGAAGGCGATGAACAACCGCGCAGTCGCTCAAAAGCTGCAGCTTGCACTCGGTAAGGATGCGGCAGACAAGATCGGCGAGCAGATCGCGCAAACGTCTGGAGCGTTGCTGCAGCAAGCTCAAGTCGCCGCAGGGTCACGTACTAACATTCGACGCCTCGTCGATGAACGTTTGAAAGAGATCGTCGGAGAGCCGCTAGGAGCGACCGTGGGGCGCCAAGGCATCATTCCAACGATTGCGGGTGCTGCCGCAGATACCGCATTCAGTGGGCCAAGCCAGCGCGAGCGTATCGCGGGGCTTGCGAGCGAGATTGCGCCCGTCCTGACGCAGCGCCTAACGCCAGAGCAGTTGCGTCGTCAGGCGGCGTTGATGCAGCAAATGACGGGATACATTGATCGCGCAAGCGAAGGCGCCCGTACAGCGCGAGAGCTGACAGCGGGTGCGGCGCAAGGCTTGGGTCGCCAGCAAGCGCGGCGCGAAGAGCAAGACCCAGCGACAGTGCAGCTAATGCGCCAACTGGGCCTCGACCAATTCGTAAATCGTATGCGCTAGGACGACTTCTTCGTGGCAGCTTTCTTCGCTGGCTTCGAAGCTGACGCCTCATTCGCTTTGATTTGGTCGCGCTGCTCCTGCAGGAGCGCTGCAGCTTTCTCGCAATGCTTAAACAACGCGAACACGTTTGCGACGCGATGCGGCTGGTTAAGCACCCGCACTAACTCTTTAAACTCTGTATCGTTCATCTTTTTACCTCATGTTACGATGTCGTGAGGTTACGCCAGATATAGTTGAAAAGCAAATCAAAGCACTATATGTTGGGTGTATCGATGGACAATCGACCAACTCACTTCACTGCTTACCTCGTCCCCGCCTTAGTGCGGGGATTTTTTTTACTTTACCCTCTTGTCATCTGTTAGTGTTAACCCTAAGTTAACAACACAAGCAATGAAGGAGAGTAAAATGAAAATCGAAAACGCATATGCAATGATCCGCAAGTTGGGCGACATCTCAGCCAAGGAGCTTTTGCGCCGCGGACACGGTCCGTTCGACAGCACGCCACTTGTCCACGGCTTAGCCGCGTACACAAATCTAGGCTTAGAAGGCGAGGACGCGCAGCTTGACACAGCTTACGACTTGGTCATGACTGACATGATGGAAGCTGTGCGCGCCGAGTGGAAGGCGTCATGATGGACACCGCAGAATACATCTTAATCTTTGGAACGGCCCTCGTCTGGGTCGTTTACCAATGTGCAATCATGTAAGTGAAATCGTGTGGGGCGAGCTATGTGAAGAGGTCGGACTATAGCTGCTGGCGTGGACGCCTCGCCCCACGCAAAACTTTTATCAAATCGGGAGTAAGCAATGCAATACTTATACATCTTGGCAATCTCATATATTACGAATGATCACGCATACACGAGCCACATACTGCTCGAGAGCAGGCACGCCTGTCAGGTCGCGATCCGCGCAGCCGAAGAGCTGAGCACCGCGATCCCCGCGGACCTCGCCTGCGTCAAGTCCGACAAGTACAAGATAATCAAGCCAAAACTGCGCCCAGAAGGTATGTGATTTTGGCGATTTCTATGTTACGCTCTGGGCAAGGTAGCCAACACAAGACGACAGCTCTTGCCTTACAAAGACAAAGACAAACGCGCCGCGCACTCAAAGCGTTACGGCAAGTCATGGTATCAACGGAACCGACAGGTCACGCTAGAACGTGTGAGCAGGCGCAAGAAGGAGCAGAGACGCAAGTGGGCAGAGTTCAAAGCAACTCTGTCCTGCTTGTTCTGCGACGCCACGCACCCTGCGATCATCGAGTTTCACCACCAAGAGACGGCTGGCGAGACAAAGGTGAGTAAGCTCGTGCAGCAAGGCAGCTTCAAGAAGGCATACGCGGAAGCCGAGAAGTGCTTGCCCTTGTGCGCAAACTGCCACAGAATATATCATTGGACCGAAAGAGAGGGAGAAAAGGATGAGTGAACTAGACCCAAACGTCGCGATCGCCGAGAAGATCGTAAACCGCGCCGAGCGCGGACTACCGCAGGATCGCTGGATGCGTGGCGATCACGAGATGGAGGCGCTTGTGCGCGCCTACATCATCATGAAGAACTCGCTATTCGCGATGCACAATGACATGATCCAACGCGGATCAGATGCCATGGATATCGATTAAGACATCCACGCGCCAACGTCAAAGCACGGACATGCCTTGGACGCATAGTCGTTGTGGCCTGACACCGTGCTGATCGTTGGGAACTCTTCCTTCAGGCTCTCGATCAACGCGCGCAACTCGCGATCTTGATCTGCCGTGAAGTTATCCAAGAAGGCGTCGTCGGCTGCGCCGCCTCGACCACCGACCAAAGCGATCCCGATCGAACCCTTGTTGCGCCCTTTCGTGTGAGCGCCAGTGCGTGTGATCGGGCGACCCGCCGCAATCTGGCCGTTGCGATGTATGATGAAGTGGTATCCGATGTCGCTCCATCCGCGCTCTTCAGTGTGCCAGCGTCGGATTTCTTTTACGACGTCAGCGGCTTCTTTGTCCGCATACCACTTTGGATTTGTTGCCGTGCAGTGCACGACGATTTCGTTCATGTCTCTCATTTGTTCCCTCCGAAAAACTTAGTTGCTGAGCGCACCGCAAATGACGCGCTCACGATTACACCTAACGTGTATTGGTAATAGCTTGGCATCGCCTCCAAGGCAGTGAAGCCCTCAGAGACAACCTCGCGCCCCCAGTCTCCGCAGAACGCTAGGATGAGCGGGATGCTAAACAAGATGGTGAGCCACTCGTCCTTCCAACTGCTCTGGCTACCCTGCGCCATAATCTTTTCCCACTCCGCCTCCGACGTAGCGGCAGACTTCATTATGGCGGCTTTCGTTTCCGCCTCCACGAGCTTCAGGTTAGCAGCCGCAGCTTGCGCGTCTGCCTTGCCTTTGAGCCAACCGCCTGCCAGCTCTGTCAGCGGCCCCAACAATGCTTGTATCATTACTTACTCTCCTTGCCGTTTAGCCATATACCGAAACATCCAGTTAATGCCCCCATGCAGACTGATACAAGTCCAGCCTGAGCATTGCTTGGATTTTCCAGAGACATAAACCAGTGGACGGATTGATAAGTTAAAACTGTAACTGCCAACATCATTAGCCGTGGCAGTATTTTCCAATCGTCAATGAATGTCCTTGCCATTACCATCTCCCTTGTTTCTTGCCGATAAGAAAAATAACCAAGCCGAAGATACCAGAAGTGAATACCACAGCAATAATGCCAAGAACCCACTCAATAATCGCCTGCTTAATCTCCGCTTTGCGATACGCATGTTTACGACGCTGCTCTTTAACCTCGCGCAGAATTTCCAAGTACCTTTGCTTGCCCTTAGTGCCGCCTGTGTATTGCACCATTCGCAGAATTTCTGATCGCTGCTTGTCCAACTTTTCTTTTGCGGCATAAATCTGGATCGCTTCTTGTTCTGGGGAACCTGCAAGGGAGGCATACCAAGGTGGGTTTTTGTGTTTCTGCTCTAAGAAAGCAATGTCACTGGCAGCACCCGCCCACTGTGATAACTGACTAACGCAATCCTCAATCTCACGACCAGTGGCAACCAACTTGCGCAAACCATTGTACGCCGCTGTGGCAGTGGTGATTGCTGTGATTGGGTCGATCATGCTAGGTGAAACCTCGTTGGGCAGATATATTCAGGACTTACGCGGTAGAATATATCATAATATCCGTATTTGCGCGACCCACAGTCATAATAGCAGACTTTATGCAACCCCAACGAAAAGCTCTGCCCCCATGCTATGAGGACAAGAGTACACATCTATTTGCGCAACGCTTGCTCGATATTGTCGAGCTTGGTGAATATTGCTGCAATGGTGGTCTTCATCTCCTTCATCTCGCGATCGTGCGCCAACTTATTGGCCTCGTGCTGCGCCTTGAGCACAGCGATGTCAGTGTGATGATCGCCTTGGCGGTTATACATTACCCACACAAACCCAGCGACTGGCAGCACTACCCACTGCATAATTACATCGATCATCTCGAAATTTACTTCCATGGTTAGCTGCCTTTCTTTCATACTTTTATAGCATATCGAAAAAAGAATTAAAATAATTGCGTTTCTACCCTTGCAATCACACAGCGCTAACTCTATGTTAACAATATAAGCAATGAAGGAGACAAAAAAATGACCATCCACCCAAAAGTGATCGCAGCTTACATTAGAACACTAGAGGCAGATAGTAAGGACGCTGAGTACGCAACAACTGCAACTAAACGTGCAGCAACCCGCGCAGCAAGCACTTTAAGTAAAAAAATCAAAGAGTTTCACCCAGACCTAGACATGATGCAAAAGATCGCACTTCGCACGCAACTTCAAGAAATCGCATAAACAACGGGGCTTCGGTCCCAACCCTACAGTGAAGGAGAAAAGACATGGAAAATATTAGCGCAGACAGCTTAAATCTTTTTATCGAACTTGCATCAGATGCTGAAAACTGGAATGGCCAGCCATTGCTGAACATTACTAAAGAACAACGCGGAAACCTTAGCGACTTGAAGAAAAAGGGCCTAATGGTCACGTTTCGTGATGAAGGTTGCGATTGGGTAGACTTCACAGATCAAGGCATCGCCTTCGCCGCAGAACACGGCATCGAAATAGAGGCATAATCTTGGCAAGTTGTCTCGCTGTTAGTTACATGCTAACAGCGGGTGCACATATGGAGGCAAAAATGATAACAGCACTGAAACAATCGCAATACGAAGACGTGAGGCAGATCGGCCCGCGCATCAAGGTGAGCATCGCCGATAGCTTGGCCGATTACAGTAAGCGCACGCGTATGCCGCAGGCGCTGATCGTCGAGGAGGCGCTCCGCGAGCTGCTCAAGGACGCGGGCTATGACGTCTAAGATTTACGCAGGCATCGACTGCGGCTACCGCACTGGAGGCGTGGCCCTGATCGACAAGAGCGGCTTTGCCGAGGTGCACGACCTACCCACATACAGCGAGGGCGGTGTCGACATCACGGCGCTTCACGAAATACTGACCAGCGTCGACATCGACCACATATTCGTTGAGAAGCAGCAAGCCATGCCAAAGCAGGGAGTGTCGTCCACGTTTAAGCTCGGCTACGCATACGGGCAGATCGTGACAACCGTGGCGCTCACACAGACGCCGTACACGATCCTAACGCCCGCTGGCTGGAAGAAGGGCTTGCGCCTGCCGAGCGATAAGGACGCGGCCCGCAGATTGGCGCAGCAATGGTATCCGAAGTGCGCTAGCGACTTTACACGTAAGAAAGACGAGCACCGCGCCGAGGCGCTGTTAATCGCACACTATGGAGCACTACTAGATGGCTGACGTACCAAGAGCACGCGAAATCCTGAATGACACGTTAAAGAAAAACATGTCACTGGAAGTTCGCGAGGGAATTGAACAAGCGCTCAATTACATGTACCGCGATTATTCTTTAGGACGCAAAGCGCCAGTAAAGTCGCGCGTGATTACGGAAGGCTTGCGCCAGTCGATCAAGCAATACGCCGCCACTCATCCAGCGCTTGCAATGCAGGACATTGCTAACGCCTTCAACGTCAACATTGGCCGCGTGTCAGAGATACTGAGAGACATCAAATGAGCACCATACGCTACGACATGTCCAACGAGGAATACCACGCGAGCGACGCGCTCAGCGCCTCTGGCGCAAAGACGATCGCGCTCGAAAGCCTCTTCGACTTCAAATACGCAGAGCGCGAGCACAAGGCAGCGTTCGACGTAGGCACAGCCACGCACACGCTGGTGTTCGAGCCGCATTTGGCGGACACCGTGTGGTGCGGGCCAGAGACGCGTCGCGGCAAGGCGTGGACGGAGGAGAAAGCCGCTGCGGACGCCGCGGGCGCGCTGCTACTCACGGACAGCGACTATCGATTGGCCAAGGGAATGGCCGAAGCCGTCCGCGCCAACCCCGACGCAGCCGAGCTGCTCACGTCGCAGATGACGTGCGAGGCGAGCGTATTCGCGCGGGATCACATTTACGGCGTCGACTTACGCACGCGCCCTGACGGGTGGCGCAAGGACATCGCGACGCTGATCGACTTAAAGACGACAGTCGACGCATCGCCAGAGGGCTTCGCTAAGCAGGCGGCAAACTTTGGCTACCACATACAGGATCAGTTCTATCGCAGGGTCATGACGCTCGCAGGTCACGAGATTGACCGCTTCGTCTTTATTGCGGTAGGAAAGAAGGCGCCGCACAAAGTCGGCGTCTACGAACTCGACTGGCGCACGCTCGATGAGGGCAACGCGGCAGTCAAGTATGCGCTCGAGCAGTACGCAAGGGCGCAGGAAACGGGAGTGTGGGACTACGGATTTGGGGAGCTGCAAACCCTCCAGATACCGCCATACGCCTTCAAATTCACCGAGGCAAATTAAGTCAGGAGACACACATGCCAATAGAATTTACATCAGAAAGCAGCGGGAACTCGAACTTCGTCCGCGTCAATCTTCCGCAAAATCGCTGGACCCTTAAAACCGAGGGCGGCGACGAGACGATTGACATGGAGCGCGGGATCGCGATCGACATCAAGAACGTCGTCTTTGGTTGGCTTCACATCGACGTAGGTGTCCGCGATTGGCAGCCGTGGCCATCGCCATCACAGCAAATCGCCAAGCCCAGTGACCAACACAAAAAGGGCTTCGAGGTTGACTGCTGGATGGGCGACGGGCGCGCGGCACAGTTCAGCGGGAACAGCTACGGGCTGGGATCGTTTATCGCGAAACTCTACAACGACGCAGAGACGCGTCCAGAGTTTGCGACGCAAATCCCAGTAGTGCAGGTGACTAGCTCGACGCCTGTCGTAATCGGGAAGGGGACATCGTACGACGTCGGATTTAACATCCGCACTTGGATCGATCGTCCGTCCGAGGATGCTGCTCCCGCTGCGCCAGCACCAGCGCCAGCCGCAGCCCCTGAGCCTGCACCCGCACCTGCCGCTTCAGGAGGTAGCGACTTCGGGTTCTAATAAACGTACGAACGCGCCTCGCCTCACGGCGGGGCGTTTATAATGAGCGAGAGTGAGCATGTCTGAAGCATATTTTAACAAGGTACGAGAGAGCGCCGTCGGCGAAATGCTGACAACCATAAAAGGCGG